GGGAAAGCGCCGGCCAGTAGTAGTCGAAACGCGTGCGCCGAGACCACATACGGTCAAGACCTTGTTGATACGTGAGGTCGGCACGCACGGAAACGAGACCGATGATAAGACAGTGTTCCGTAAACGACGTGGTAAAGCCGTGGTTACGAAGTAGCGCCGTCCCCATAGCCGCCAGATTGCCTTGCGGGGAGGTTGCATCGGTTCCCGATGTCTGAGGAATTGGAGAAACATTGACAGGGGACGAACCGCCACCGAGGTATTCAGGACGTTGTAGGCGTGCATCTGGCGAAGTGACGCCAAAGTGCGCCTTGATGATTTCCGTGTACCGGGTTCCACCTCGAGCATCGCGTTCGAAGATCTTCTGGATCTGGAAAGCCTGGCGGAGCGAGTTGATCGTGGCAGCAGTAGCCGCTGAAAGATCGGCGAAGATGCCGGGGAAACCCGGATTGTTGGGGTCGACCTTGATGCCCCATTGCTGGGAAGCGTTTCCCGGGTCGATACCCGCGTAGGTATTGGCCGCCCATGTCTGTGTCGCCGTAGCGCCGGTCTCCCGAACGGTCGTGTTGTTCGATCCTGAGAACGTACCATTCGTGAGCTTGCCAATGCCGAGTACTGGAGCATTGCCGCCGAGCGGGATTTGAACTGCATCGCCTTTCTGCGGCCACGGAAGGGCGGAGGTAAAGTAGTCATGGCGCTTGCCCCTTCGGAGAAGAACGTAGTCGGCGGGATTGTCCGGGCCGTCGTCGGTATCGACGACTACGGAGTTTTGCAAGTTTTGATCCCGGAACCACTCGTTGTAGATGAGGTTATAGGCCCGATGCCAAAGAGATGAATGTGTAAGGCCCGGGATCTCTGTAGGAAGCCCGAAGTAATCGTGCAGGCTGTTAGCAAGATAGCCAGTGCCGGCGGTAGACACCATTTGAGGCACCGTGTAATCGGTGCTGTCGCCGGGGTTGCGTTGTTCGCCATTGAATTTCTGCCAATTGTCCCAGACGAGACGGATGGGGACAGAAAAGAAAAAGGTATCCATCTTCATGTTATCCATGATCGGGAAGATGGGGGTAGCCAGACGAGCAAACGCCGTCAGGTTGACGTTGAACGTGTCGCCCGGCAGGGCTTCATCGACCAGGACGGGAACCAGATAGCCGGCGTCGAAAGTGGTCTTGTAACCGTGTGAGCGATCGAACGTAGAACGGGGGATTTCCGCCTTCGGGACTTGCGAGAAGGTGTGAGACATGACGGAGGGATTGCGATGCATGATTACTCCTCTTTGAGAATGTAGGCCGCGGCCGTGCCGAGGTTTTGAGCATGATCGAGCTGGGTCATGATGCCGGACTCCAAGTCGATCTGACCGAGTTCGAACAACGTGAAATCACCGGGAAACGATGAGACGTACGAATTTGGGTCTCGGGCAAGATGGGCGAAATTGCGAATCGCCAGACCTTGATTGACCGCAAAGAACGGGGTCATGTAAGAAACGGCTTTGGAATCGTAGATTGCGAAAATCTTGGTAAGCATTAAAGTTTCCTCGATAGAGTTGTGATTTGCGAGAGTTTGACAACATGCTTGACCGCTAGTCTTTCAGGAGTGTGATCCGCCTTATGTTCCGCAGCGGAACGGATACGGGCGTATTTGATGGACCTGGCTTGTTTCGCGTTCTCCTTCTCAAAAAGTTTGAAATAGTACCGGGGGGGGGTGACTTGCTTGCCATGCAAGATGCATTCATCGCGGGGGAAAACATCGGAACCGAATTGTTCGAACCATCGAGCACCGATGCCGGGACGGGTGGACATGGTGATGTACTCAGGAAGGCGCGAAACGACTTCACCAGTTTCGAGATCGATACCTTCGTAATGAGCTTGGGCAGGATCACCGGAGACCTTTTTCAGAAGATATCTAGCTGTGTAGGCCGCTGTTTCGGCAGTGAAGTTGCCAATGAGGCATTGACCACGGCCCCAGATGCGTTCAAGAGTTTCACTTTTCCAGAGCATGTGGCCCTGGCTGTTGCGGGTATGGAATTTACGATCCTCTTGAAAGTCGATGCCAAAGAGGCAGGCGTGATAGTGGGGCCGGTAGAGACCGCCGTCTTTGAGGCCTGTAACCGGGTTTGTTTCGCCATATTCTCCGCAATGAAAGTAGCGGATGCCGCCACCGTAGTGCTTGCGGAGCCTTTTGAGGAACCCTTGAAAATGGGATTTGACGAGGGTTCCACCATGTGGAATTTGTCGGTCGTCGTAGGTGAGAGTAACGAAGCAGCTGGAGTCGTGGAATTTTGACTCATGGTAAAGCCGCAGCGCCCATTGTTTCGAACGTTCGAGCCGGCAACCGATGCATTGACCGCAGGGAACAGTGACAGGGAGGTCGCGATATCCCGATTTTTCACTGAACGTCAGCTTTCGCTTGCCGGTTTTGGTGGTCAGCTGCGACCTGAACCCGTGGAGCGGGAAGTAGCATGGCATGTCATAACCGAATGCCGCCACGCATCGGGGAACCCCGAAGATTCTTGTTGTGGGTGCGGGAAGCCGTCCGACTGAACAGACGCTTGGAAGAACCCTTGTTCATTTTGTAGCGTTTCATGGCTTGCTCCTTGTGTGGTGTCAGTGGGAACAGATGATATCAAGTATTGTATCTGTTCCCGGATTTGTCAAGCCTGCGGAGGCTCGACTTGATTTGCGGCGTTTTGGGGGGTTAAGGGTGCGGGGGTAGGGTTGAGTATTGCCGCGGTAGCTTCAGGGCTAAGAAGGCCCATTTGGGCCGCTTCCTGACGATTTTTTTCGTCAGAGGTGAAAGCGAGGAGCTTGGCCGGGTCGTTGTCGAACCGATTGCGGATCGAAGAGGGCATTTGCTCGAAGAGAGATTTGGCGCCGGCGACCAGCTCGGCGGCAGCCTGGAAGTCGACGTCGGAGACATCGAGGTATTGCGCTTCGCGCTGGGTGAGGTTTTCCGGCAGGACGCCGGTTTTGAGGTAGCGACCCATGATGGTGTTGATGTCGCATTCGTCCTTGAAGGACTGGTGGGTAAGGCCCTGGCCTTCAAACTGGATTTGTAGACGAGATTTTGGAGAGTAGAGAGATTGAATGGGAGAGTTGAGTGGACGAGATTGAGAGGAGGACATTGATGGTTGACCTTTATGTAGTGATTAGAAGGTTTTAAGAGATTGAAGTGGACAGTTTGTGTGAGGCAAGAGCCAGATTGAGATTACGCCCTCTGGGCGTTTTCGGAGCGTCGGTGAACCCGACGCCCCGACCATTTTTTCCAAAAATTGAGGCCTCTACGTTGAATCGAGCAAGGGTAAGACCCATTGAGATTTACAGAATTCAACACAGAGCCCGGATTTGGAGTGGCCAGACCGATTCCAGCGCGCCGGGGTCGACCTCGATGTCGACCTCGAGGTCGAATACAGGGCTCTACGTTGAATCGAGCAAGGGTAAGACCCATTGAGATTTACAGAATTCAACACAGCGCCCGGATTTGCAGCCGGAAAGCGAGCCGAACGCCGGCGACTCGACATCGAGGTCGACCTCGAGGTCGACATCACCGGCCGCGCTTCAGAAGAGTACCGGCCGAAAGGCCGATCGACTCGGTGAACCGTTGAAGGTAGCCCATAACTTCTCCGAATTGGCTATCGTTGATTTTGCCCAGGCGTTGAGCAAGTTTAAGGTCCTCGACCATAGAAGCCACCGTGGTCTTAAGCTGCTTGACCCGGGTCGGATATAACTCCGCTTCCCTGGAGAACTCCAGCTCCGCGAGTTTGGATTTCCATCCCTCGGTTTTAGTGAGCTGGTTTTGTTGAAGCTCCGACGCTCGATGAAGATCAGCCAGGGCTGATTGAGCATTTTGAGTCGCGACGCCGGTCTGCACAGATTGACGATTAGCCGCAGCTGATGAAGCGAGATGCTCCTGGTAAAGATCGTTACCAGGAGTTTCTGCGCGAGTTTTAGCGGCCTGCGCCGAATATAGATCAGCCTGGGCAGCTTGATTGGCGACAGAAGCAGCAGCAAGACCACGAGCAGTAGCAACCTGACGATCATCGACAGGAGACGGCATGCCAACCGAAGGAGACGCACCAAAGCCCTTCGTAACGGCAAGCATGGGATTGAGGCCGGCCCTTCGAAGGCCGACAGTCTGGGCATACGGTGCGTGCTTCATGCCCAGGAGCGAGTAATAAAGCTGAGACTCGGCGAGGTCGTTGGCAGAGGCGCCATCGCCACCGCCACCGAAAAGACCGGCGACGGCAGAGACACCACTAGCGATCTGACCGGCAGAGCTGGCAATGCCAGCAAGGGAGGCAAGGTCCATGATCAGAAATGGTCAATGAGGCCGGGAACGCCGAACACGGGCATCGGACGCGCACACTTCATTTTGATAAACGAATCGTAAAGAAAGTGCGGTTCCGTCTGAACCGCTATCACGCGGTCGACCGGCGGGTTTTCGACGATGAAAGTAGCATCGAGCACCGGAGCAGAGGCAAAGTCTTGTGCCAGATGCCAAGCATCAAGCGACTGGGCAAAATTGGAGCGAAACTCGCCCGTTATACGGGACGGCTTGTACCGGTATTCCGCATAACGCTCCTGATAGCCGAACACGATATCGTCTGTCGCGGGAACACCCGAGGCAAAAATTTCCTTCCGAAGTACAGCCTGTTCGCCAATGTGGGAAAGCGCCGGCCAGTAGTAGTCGAAACGCGTGCGCCGAG